GCAGGTTATCATGATGAACCAAAACAATCAGCTCTTTACAAGTTAAAAATTAAATCAGCTTCATTAAGAGCAATCTTAATGAACAATGTGTATCAGATTAATGTAACAGGCATACCTTATTTGGCTAGTGATGGTATAGGAGTAGGGACAAACATTCAAGTTCATTATCCTGAATCAACTATGGTTAGTAAAGGAAGTAATCAACTAGATAAAGACAAGTCTGGAAAATTTCTTATTTATAGAACTAGACATAAATTTACAGAAGGTATTCATGATACAATTATGGACATTGTAAAGCTTACGGATAAAACCAAATGAGAACTATTAATACAGAATATTACGGGGATGATACGAGATGGTTTATAGGAGTCATTCGATCAATAGATGATCCTGATAGATTAGGTAGAGTGCGAGTAAGAATATTTGGCATTCATAATAATCGCACAGATCTTATTGCAGATACAGATCTACCATGGGCTAATGTTGTGCTTCCTGTAACAGATGGAGGTACATCTCAGGTAACACAGCCAATAGGTATTCAGGTTGGAGCTCAGGTGTTTGGTATTTTTATGGATGGACAACATTCTCAAACTCCTTTAGTTATAGGTTCTATACCTCATAACCCTGCTTTTAGAGTTGCATTTGATGGCCCTGAAGATACTTATGTACCAACCACTCAATCATCTGAATCTTATCAGTACCTAGTAGGAGATCAGATTAGTCAGGCAATGAGGTTAAGATTAGAAGAAGCAGGAGCGAGACCTAATGGGCAGTTCTTAGATCAAGATCAGGCTAATGAGTTAAACGGACTGACTGCTGGTTCAGGTGATATTAATATAGAGCTAGTAGGTAGTGGTAGAAAAGAGCAGATCTTTAATTACCTTAAAGGATACTTTCAAAAAAGAGGTCATAATAACCCTGGATTTATAGCTGCAGCTTTTGTAGGTAATTTTATGCACGAGGCTGGTCCTAGGTTGGAACCTAATACTAATGAAGATCAACCTGCTGTGTCAGGTAGTAGAGGGGGGTATGGACTAGCTCAATGGACTGGAAAAAGAAGAAGAGTTCCGCTAGAAGAGTATGCTCTTAAACACAACGCATATGTTGGAAGCTTAGCTTTGCAATTATCTTTTGTTACTCATGAATTAGAAGGTAGTATGTCATTTGTATTTTCTTATTTAAAAGATGATCAGACTCTGGAGTCAGCTACTGAAACAGTATTCTCTCAATATGAGAACCCTCAGACCTCTGTTGACTTTATGAGGGAGAGAGCTGATGTAAGTAACTACAGAACATACATAAGAGCAGGTGGGATTAAAACTTATGAGAAGAGACGTTCAGGACAAAGTCTTGCATTAAAATCTTATAAGCAAGAATACCTCCAAAGACTAGCCGACTCAAAAGCAGTATATACGGAGTTTAGTGGATAATGACAAGTTTAAATTTAATTAATAATAAGTTAAAAAGTTTAGGTATATCATCTGGATTTTCCGACTTAGTATCTTCCACTTCTAATATTGCGTCTTCTATACAAGCTTTAAACTCCTCAAGTTTAGGGGGGACATTAAATGAAACTATTAGTGGGGTTCAAGCCTTAAATACAGCTTCCGATCCTAAAAAGGGAATGGCTATTCTAACCGAAAACCTACCTGGACTACAAAGTCAGGTAGTTAAAGATGTAAGTTCGTCACAAACAGCTCTAAACGCTATAACTGGGGCAGCTGTAGCAGATGGATTTTTAGATGCTGTTATTACTAACCCTACAGCTGAAGGAGTAAAGACCGCTATAGGAGCAATTGCAACTCCTTCTGATAGTCAGCTTAATGGTATACTTACAAATATTTTACCCTCTCAATACTCGTCTCAAGTTGGTGATTTAGTTAGTAAAGATTTTGCATCTTTTGCTGGGGATTTTTCTAGCTCTATAGGTGCTTTTACATCGGCATTTTCTAACCTTCTAGGATCTAAAACTGGTAATCTATTACAAGATGTTTTTCTATCTGTAGATAATACATCACTAAGTATTATAGAGAATTTAGGAGTTACCCCAGAACAATCTCCTGAAGTATTGAAGAAAGTTTTAGCTGGAGATAAGAGTCAAGCTGTAGACGATGTGGTTAAGACAACCAAATTACCACCAGAGACAGTAGAAAAAGCTTTAGATCAAGTACCTGAAAATATAGCAAGTCAAGTAGAGAGTCCGTTAAAAGGAGAAGCAACTACTGAAGTACTAGATGTTACAAGTAAAGCTAATGAATGGAAAGGAGCTAAAACTCCAGATGTCTTTTTTGAAATGATTTCTACTCAAGAGTATTTAAACGTAGAGTTTTTGAAATGTACTAGAGAGATTACAGAGTTAGTATTTTATGGACATGAAATGACAGCCAATCAAGTATTAACAGCTAATGATATACATAAAACTTATGTAGAAGCTGGATCTGATGGAATGCCTTTTCACTATGTAGTGTTACCTAATGGTAATTTACAAAAAGGTCGAACCATTTTTAAAGCTGGAGATCATTCAGATACTCATACAGACTACTCTATTGCCATAGTTGTACCACATATAAAAGATACATCAGCTACAGTTAAGCAAGGGGAGACAGTAAGAATGATAGCTGAAACTTTTTACGAGGTTTGGCCTGGAGGTCAAATATTTGACGCACAGCTAGATATAGGTGAATCAGAAGTAGAAGTTGGAGTTCCTATAGCCTCAATTATAGAATCTTTTAAAAAGGTTAATAAGGGAAGCGCGGCTAGATCATTCTCAACTAAACAACTAATTGCTGCAGCTCAAGGGAGCATATAATGTCTGTTAAGAATGTAGAAAGTTTATTAGAAAGAAGTAATACCTTAGGTAGCGGTAGAACTCAAACTCAAGGTATAATCACAGACGGGTATAATGATCCTAGAGGTATACATCCTATACCAGGAGGAGAAGGAGAACCTGTAACAAATAATGGTGGTAAGCAGATTGATCTATATGGTGCAGATGTTCCGGATGATACCATTCAAGGTACTAATAACGAATATGGTAAAGTTCAAGCCTTTAACACCCCAGGAGGGCATACAGTAGAGTATAATGATACTCCAGGTAATGAGAGAATAATGCTGCGCCATAAATCTGGTACCGGTATTAATATAGGACCTGATGGTAGTATTATTATTTCAGGTAAAAGAAGAATAGATAAAGCAAATGAAGATTACTTTCTTGAAGTAAAGAATGGTACCATGACATTTGAAGGTAACTTAACCTTAGATGTTTCAGGTAATTTAGATATTAATGTTGGAGGAGAGTTTAATGTTAATTCTTCTAAGAAAACAGAAGTAGTAAGAGGTCCAGTAGAAACTTCTATATCTGGAGATGATATAAAGACTGTAGATGGCAATCAAACTAGCATCGTTACAGGAGCTGGCGCTAATCAATACCTAGAAGGTCTTACTACTGTAGTAAAAGGTATTAATAATTTATTTGTAGAAGGTGATGATGTAAAAGCAGTATCAGGTATACTAACTATGACTGCAGAACAAGAGATTGTACTTACCTCTGCAGAAGCTAACATAGCTGCTGATAACTTATCTGTATTTGGAGATACAGGTACGATAGGTGGTGAAAATATAATTGCTTATGTAAAGAATATCTATGGAGTGTCTGGCACTTTTACAGCTGGTGTAACCGCACCAACGTTCCACGGCGATCTGGATGGTACTGCTGATGTTGCTGCTACATCAGAACATCAATCTTATCCAGATGGTAGTGCTGCTCCATCTACATATACAGGTAGTGTAGGTGTACGCGGTTCAATTACAAATACACCAACTGATACAACAGCAACTGCTAAACCTACATCTACTCTCTTAGCTGACTATAGAACAAAAAGCACTAAAGGAGCTAAAAAGGTTAAAGTAGATCCTAGTGATATAATGAAAAACAATATTAACTTATCTGTAAAGACTGCTGGAGTCTCTAATAAAGAAATATCTCCGGAAGAAGTAAGAAGAAAACTAAGAGATCCAGCTCACAGAAATAATTCAGAGTTTATATCTCTTATGATTTCACAGGGTAAGCTTTCTCCTGAGTACGCTAATACCACCCCTCCTAATATATCAACAGTAGAAGATATTTCCTCTACAGTAATACAAGGTCAAACTCCTCTAGGAAGTCCTTCTTCTGCTCTCACAGCTAAAAGGATTAAAGTGTAATGTCCAGACCAAATTATCTTCCTGACTTACGTTTTTTACCAGAGAACCTTAACAGTATATCTGCAACTACTGCTTTAAATGATGGTATATCAGTAGGAACATTTCTAAAAAACATTACACTAGATCACATTACAGATCAAGAGCAACGTAAACAGATTGCTAGAAACCTTCTACCACATGCTCAAATACTAAAAAGTATTAGTAATAATAAAAAATTCGCTTCTCATAAACTAGTAGTTGTAGAAGGGTTATATAAAGCTGATCCAGAAGAGAAAATAACAGAAAATGATACTAATCCAAACTACTTAGCTACTACAGGTCGAAGTATAGTGTATGAGTTAAGACGAAATAAAAAAATGGATATTGATAAAACTTTTGAATTAATTAGGTATATAAAAATATACCTTGATTTTTTTGATAAGATTATTTTAGATTATGACACTAATCAAGAAGACACTCTTAACGCTCAAATTATTATACAGACACCTGAAATACCAATTAACTACGATGTTAATTTTAAAGGTACTAGTGAAACTCAGTTTAACAATACTTTACTAGCTAGTGGTCAGTTGATTGAGGTTACAGAATCTCCGATAAGTAAAGTAGAATTTCCAGCTGACGTACCTGATGAAGTTGAAGGTTACTTTACATTAGGTGATTTTCATGCTAGGCTACTTAGAGCTTATGGAGGAGCACCATGGCAGTCTTATGCACAAGATAGTAGACTTGCTAGAAATAATGAAATATTTAAAAACTTACGAAAAATTAAAAAGGAATCAAACGTAGTAATATCTACTGGTTACAATGATGCTGTAACTACTACAGATGAGCCTTTTGATATAGCAAGATCTGTAGCCAAAATTGTAGGAACCGCTGCAAATAAGAGACATGTTGTAACATATTTACTTCCTCCTCTAACTACTCAAGGTAATGTAGATAGACAAAAGGCAGTAAGAGCTACTATACTTTCAGAACTTTCTCAGCAAAGTACAAGATTTGGACATAATGTAAGAATTATTGACTTAAATGCCAGCGAATATACTCTTGGGTTAGATGGAAAGTCTTTAACTCCTGAGTCTTACATTGCTATAGCAAACACTCTAATTTAACATATAAATAAAGATAAATTATTTGGAATTAAAATGGCTATAAGAAAAGTATTATCTACAGAAGATGGCAATCTGCAAAAGACTTCGCTTGTATCTACTCGATCTGTAGATTATTTAGATATTGATCTTACCTTTAATAAACGTCCAGTTGGAGATGTTTACAAGAAGAGAGATGCAGCTGCAGTAAAGCAAGCTGTAAAAAACTTGTTACTAACAGATTTTTATGAAAAGCCATTTCAACCTTTTTTTGGTGCTAATCTAAGAGGTTTGTTATTTGAGTTAGCAGATGAGGAAACGCAAGAAGAAGTAAGAGAAAATATTATAAACGCTATTCAATTTTACGAACCGAGAGTAACCATAGAAGATATAAGTGTTAATGTTCTTCCAGATCAAAACGATATGAGAGTATCTGTAGTTTTTAAAATAATTAGCACACAAGAAATAGTAACATTCACTACGAACCTATCGAGGCTGAGATAATGGCAACAACAATTAAGTCAACCAACTTAGATTTTACGTCTATAAAAAATAATTTAAAGACGTTCTTGGCTCAGCAAGATGAGTTTGCTGATTATAATTTCGAAGCTTCAGGTCTTTCTAATATACTTGATGTCCTAGCTTATAATACTCACTACAATGGCCTTATCGCTAACTTCGCATTGAACGAGTCATTCCTTGGGACAGCACAGCTGAGAAGCTCTCTCGTGTCGTTAGCTGAAGGTATTGGATATATACCTAAATCTATGACTGCCTCAAGAGCAGTAGTAAATTTTTCTATTAATTTATCTACTTTATCTAACAGACCTTCTATCGTATCGTTAACACCAGGATTACTATTTAACAGCTCTATAGATGATGTAAGCTTTACATTTCAAACTAGAGAAACAGTAAGTGCAGTTGATGATGGATCAGGTATATATAGATTTCAAACAGCATCCGGATCATCTAATATTACAATCTTTGAAGGCTCACAGAAAACAAAAACCTTTGTTGCTGATGCTATATCTCAAGACGCTCTTTATATTATTCCAGATAAAAATTTAGACATTGATACAGTAATTGTTAGAGTATATGAGAGTCCTACTTCAGTAGATTTTACTACATATACAAATATTAAAAACGCTACTCTTATTAACTCTCAAACTGCAATTTATATAATTAAAGAATCTCCTAATGGATTCTTTGAGTTATCTTTTGGAGATGGTAATACATTTGGAGTCACCCCTAAAGCCGGATACAAGATAGAAGTAGACTACTTATCAGTTACAGGTAGTGATGCTAATGAAGGAACTACATTCTCATCCATATCTACAGTGAACGTAGGAGGTACAAATGTAGGTCAAGGAACAAATTATCCAATTATAGCAACTACTGTAACCAACTCTCTAGGAGGGGATGTAAAAGAGACTGATCAATCAATCAGAACGAATGCTCCTTTTCAATATGCATCACAAAATAGAATGGTAACTTCTGATGATTATTCCTCTTTAGTTCTTCGTAATTTTTCTACTCTCATAAAAGATATTAAAGCTTACGGAGGAGAAGAAGCTCTAAAGCCAGAATTTGGCGCTGTGTTTATGTCAATAGTATTTGAAGATGATGTACCTACATCTACTCAGACTACTACTAAAAATAGCATTCAAGAGTTAGTTGATCAACTATCAGTAGTATCTTTTAGATTAAGATTTGTGGACCCTGTAAAAACATTTATAGAAACTGGTACATTTTTTCAATTTAATAATAAGCTTACTACTCTATCTCTTAATACTATTACAGACAATGTTAATACAGTTGTAACGAATTACTTTAATAATAATCTAGGAAAGTTTGGACAATCATTTAGACGTTCAAACCTTCTAACTCTAATCGATGAAATTTCTCCTGCTGTTCTTTCTTCTAGAATTACAGTTAAAATGCAACAACGAATTACTCCACTTCTTGGTCAACAGAATAATATTGTTCTCAGATTTCCTGCATCTATAGCAGTACCAGATGATGTAGATTATATAGTAGGAAGTACAGCATTTGCAGTAAATGGTATTTCATGTAGCTTTAAAAATCAACTAAGCTCTAATAAACTACAGATTGTATCTTTAGATGGAAACTCTGTTGTTGTAGATAATGCGGGTAGTTTTAACTCTGCAGCAGGTACTCTTACTATAAATGGATTTATTCCTAATGCTATTATAGGAGGAGTAAACAATATAAAAATTAGTGTATTGCCAGCAAATCAAAGTGCTGTATCACCATTAAGAGAAGATATTCTTGATTTTGATCTATCACAGTCATTTGCAACTGCAGTACCTGTAACTTCAACGTAGGTTAACATGGCTAGAGATTACACGTTAAAAGATAATTTTCGTAGAGATTATAGGTACACTGATCATCATAAAGTAGACCAGGTGCTTCCTGACTACTTTAAGTCTGATTATCCTAAACTAATAAAATTACTTCAAGCATATAACCAATTTGAAGATTCAGATCAATCTCCTGCAACTTTAGTACATGATATTATTACATCCAGAGATATAACAGCTAATGATGTCTCTTTACTATCTTACTTAGAAGATGAGCTTTTACTAGGACAATCTTACTTTGAAGGGTTTCAAAATAAAAGAGCTGCAGCAAAATTTTCAAATAATCTTTATAGGTCTAAAGGCTCTTTATATTCAATACAACAATTCTTCAGAATGTTTTTCGGAATATCTCCAGATGTAAGATATACAAAAGAAGATAGATTTATAGTAGGAGAAGCAGAATCTCAAATTGGATCTGAGTCTCAAAAATATTTAACAGATGATAAATTATATCAAGTATTTGCTATATTAATAAAAGCAGATCTACCTACATCAGAATGGGCAGAAGCTTATAAGCTATTTGTCCACCCTGCAGGTATGTACTTTGGAGGTCAGGTTAGTATTGAAACTTCTAGTTCTTTAACCTTAGGTATTATGCCAGACTTTATACCTGCTCAGGTGGATAGAGTTATTCAAGGGGAAGCCTTGTTTACCTTTGGACACATGGTTACTGATCTTACAGGTGAAGTTGATTCTGATGGAAGAGGTACTTACGGTAAGCTCAGAATTGATCTTCCAGGATCTGTTGAAGAGATACAGAATATTTCTATCGATGAGATTAATCAGAACTACAGATCAATTAGCGAGCTTATTGGTACGAGCTCTCCAACATTGGATGGTGATTCATCTACAAATGTTGCTGATATGTCTCAAGATAGAGCAATGTTTGATACTATGGATGAAGTTAAATATACTTGGTATGATTCAGATTCAGCTTAAAAACCATTATAAATATTACTAACCCTAGAAACGGATTTAGCAATGGCACGACAGAATATTAATAGAGGCACTACAGCCAATGACGGAACAGGAGATACTCTTCGTTCAGCGTCTGGTAAGATTAATGATAATTTTAGAGAATTATACACACTTCTCGGTGACAGTGCACAAATAACAAACAAAGTATCTCTGACTGATAGTGGCGTTCTTTATAACGGTCTAACTCACAATACTGTTCTAGGCTTTGTAGAAGGATCTTCTAAGTCCACAATAAGGTTACCAGGCGTTGGAGGCATAATTACTTTAAACGAAGCTACGCAAACGCTTACAAATAAAACAATAACATCTCCAGTACTGACTACACCTCAA